CGCCTCACCAGCGCAGCCGTCTCTGGGCACCGCCGCCTGGTGGACATCCCGTCAGCCGACTACCGGGGTGAAGACTACGTGACGTACGTGACGCGCCTGGATCGTCCGGCCCCCGCCAGCGTCACGGCGCCCATCGCGGAGATGAAGCGCAAGGGCCAGCTCCGAGAGGAGTTCTACGAGAAGGCAGAGCGGCCCGAGGGTGACCCCGGCGGCTACTTCAGGGCGTCCATGGACCCGTTCGATTTCGCCGGCACGGTGATGAACACCAAGTCGGTTGAGGTCTGGAGCGACGCCATGTGGGAGCGGTTTATCCAGCTCTTCGAGGTTCCCGTAGAGAAGGCCGTCGAGGGTGACTTGAGGCTTCAGCGGCTCCTCAGGTCAGAGGAGTGGGATGGCGACGAGGACTTCCAACTCGGTGGGCTTTCACAGTTCGTCACCGGGAAGGCAACCGGGGAGGGCAACGTCCTGACGGCTGGTGACAGGCGCAACCTTGAGCGGCTATGGGACATTCAAGATGCCGAGGTGCTTGAGGCGCTTGACGAGACCATGGCCAGCGCGGAGGCGAAGGCGGCGCTCTACCCATTCATCACAAACGCCCGCAAGAGCGTGGGCAACCTGGCCAATGGGCTCTGGGACATGGGCGTCTCGCTCGTCGGGGGCAACATCCCGGAGGCGGTCTGGCGAGAGATGGACTCCGCAGAGCGCAAGAGGATGCTCGAGGAGCAGGCCCACGAGGCTATCGACGAGATGTTCGGCAAGGGGATGGCGTCGTTCGTTATCACAGTGCTCGCCAACCCCGCCGCAGCAGTGCAGGTCTTCCCGGCTGAGATATCATTCACGGTCTACCGACCCATGAAGGCGATGGCGCGGCCTGCCGGCAGGAGGTTCGTCCAATCCATGGACACCCTGTTGGAGTGGCAGGGCTCTAAGGGCCCCAGGAGGGCCGCCATTACCACCAGCATCAAGCGCGCAGCGTCAGCCACCCAACGCGCCCTTGCAGACCCCGCCGCCCACTACACAAAGGGCGGGGAGGAGTTCCTTCAGAAGTCTGGGCCCGAGGCCATACTTGCCGAAGAGGCCATCAAAGAGGGCTTCGATGTGGTCGCCCGATCGGTGTCAGAGGAGACGGCAGCGGGTCGCCCACCCGAGGTCATCGAGACGCCGCTCAGGCCCAGGTACGAGGGCGGCGGCCCGGCAGGGCCATTGGCCGATGTCCCGAGCCCCAAGCACCCCACCACGTTTACGGCGAGGGCGACTGCTGGCGAGCCGCTGGTTCGCCCAACAGACACGGCGGCCAAGCTGAAAGAGTGGCGCGGACACGAGGCGTGGCTGCTGGAACAGCCCGAAGGGGCAACCCTGACAAGAAGCGGGTATCACGAGTTCATTGCCCCTGGAGAGAAGCCTCTGTTGAAGAGACCTGGGCGGGAGTTTGACCCAGCGGGCGGGCGCGCTGGCCTTACGCTGGAGCAGGTGCAGGCTGAGATAGCAAAGCTCGAGCGTATGTACGAAACCCCCCACCCCAGGGGCGAAGCGCCCCCCGGCGCCGACCCGACCCGCGTGCGCGGCAGGCAGATGGATGCGCTCTGGGAGATGCGAGACCGTCCTGGGCTCGAGGCCACCCCCACCGGATCTGGCTCAAAGGTGACGTTTGAAGTAAGCGCCAAGGGCGGCATGCGGGCAGCGGCGGGCAAGAGGACGGTCTCGGCCGAGGCGCTCGAGGCCGGTGTGCTCGACTCGGTGGCCGGGCTGTCGGAGACGAGCTGGCCGCACACGCCCAAGCGGCAGCTCGGCTACGAGTTCGAGGTTCACTCGGTGCCCGTTTCGGCGCAGACGGGTGGCGCGCTGGGTGGCTCAAGAAAGGTGGCGACGGCGAAGAGAGACCCGAAGCCAACCATCCTGAATGAAGAGGCGATGGGCATGATCCGAGACCTCAATGAGATCTTCGGTGAGGACGGCGCCATCCTTCGCGGCATCGTCACGGAGGAGGGCATGGCGCAGCAGGTTATCGCCGCAGTAGACATGGAGCTCGCCAACCAGTTCTCAAGCCGCACGGGCCGTGCCACCGTCGTGGAGGCCGTGGTTGAGACCGCCAACCAGTCCTTCTGGGGTGGCAAGATGCCACACAGGGTCAAGAAGGAGATGGCGAAGACCATCTCTGAGACGCTCAAGGATGCAGCAGGCAGGCGGCGAGGCGAGGGGGGCACATCCTCTGTCTTCAACCCGCTGTTTGAACTGGAAGGCCCCGGCGGCAGAACCGTCACCGTCAATGGGCTGCGCGCCCTGGCCAGGAAGCAGTTGGCAGACCCGGCCTTTCGGGCGAAGATCCAGAAAGAGGCGCTCGACTACGTGAGCCGGCGCATCGGGGCCCAGGCGAAGGCCAGGGGCGTGCAGGACGGCGTGATGAGCGCCATCGTGAGAGACAGCGACGTGGTGGGCAAGACCGAGTACGCCATGGCAAACGCTGCCGACCGAGCCCCGATGCGGGCCAAGGCGCTGAAGGGGTCAAAGGCGGTTCAGGAGCACACATCGCTCAAGAACAAACTGGGCCGAGAGAAGGCGAAGCCAGCAAAGGAGCGCGACGGCGCGCTGATCGACAACCTTACCGAGAAGCTCAAGGAGATGGAGGGGACGACGGCCAACCCAGGGGTCGTGGACACCTACCTGAAGGGGCTCATCGACAACTACAAGCGCACCGGAGACAGGCCCTCCACGTGGCTCTTCGGCGACTCCCTAGAGCACGCCTGGAACCGGCTGGCAGAGAGGAGGATGAAGGCCCAGAAGGTGCCGGAAGAAGTGCCGGCGACAACCGGGACGCTTGGCGAGGGTGCGCTTGACGCATTTGGGCAGACAATGCCTGGGAAGCGCCCCGATCCTCTGGCGGGGCTCTGGATGCTCCGCGAACACCTCAAGCCGCGCAACGCCAGCAAGGTGTTTGGGTCTGGATTGACGGGAGACCAGGCCCTCATGTCTACATACTTCGGGTTCACCAAGCCATCGGCGCAGGCACAGGCCGCCTTCCGTCGCGCCGCTGCAAAGCCCTTTGCCGACATCACTACCGTCATGCCCGACAGGTGGATGAGCAAGCCGCTCTACAAGGTCTCCGAGCTCATGGCGCGGGACGCTGGTGTGCTGCCTGCGATGGGGTGGTTCAAGGGGATTGAGAAGTACTGGCGCGCAGTCAAGCTCGGCAAGGTGGCGGGCAACCCCGGCTCGCATGTGATGGCCCTGGGGTCCAACACGATCGTGCAGATGCAGAGGCGCGGGGATATGTTCATCGCCGCCAAGGCCGCCGGCATCCTGGTTGACTACATGCGCTTCAAGGCGGGGCTGAAGACGATGGTCGACCCACAGATCTACCGCAGCCTGGAGCACAGCGGTCGCGTAAGCGGCGCCATGGTCAAGGGTGAGATCGACGCCAACATGCGCCGCTGGCTCGAGGATCCAGAGTTCGCCACAAAGGACTGGGCTGGCGACTTCATGACCGCTGGCATCGGGCGCAGGGTCTATGACTGGTGGGACACCATGTTCAAGATCGAGGATGGGGTCAACCAGTGGAGCCGGCGCATAAAGGAGTGGGACGGTCTGCCGAATGGAGAGCAGTACCACTTCCCGATCAGCAGGACCAAGACGATCGAGGCGCAGAAGATCAACGGCAAGATGGTGGTCGACGGCCGAGTGCTGACTGACGCGCAGTTCCGGCACATGATGGGCCGTGCAGCCATGGAGCCGGGCGCGAGGTGGGCGGTCGACTTCAAGACGCCGCCGCTGCTGGCGGTGTTCAAGCGCAACTTCCCGCTGCTCGACATGATGATGAGCGACTTCGCCACCTGGCGCATGGTGACCGACACCATGCCGTTCCTCAAGGAGGGCATCTTCGGGGAGATTATGATGGGCGCCACGCCACGGGGCTGGACGAGCCACGCACCCCTGCGGGTGAAGCGATCGGCAGAGATGGCCACCACCAACATGTTGAGGACCATGACGACCGCTGCCCTTTCGCAGCGCGTGAGCGGCGAAGACCATCAGATGCTGCGCGCCATGTTTAATAGATATGGGGGCGCGAGCCCCGTCTTTTCCATCTCCGCGACCGCCGACCCCCGTGTCTTCAGTGTCTCCAACGGCACCTCATTCTCTGTCTATGAGAGTGTGGAGCGATGGCTCCGCACCGCCGAGGCGCTTGCGTATACGGCGCCCTCGAGGGGGCACTACGGGGAAACCATCCAGGAGTGGATCGGCCTTGTGAAGCCGGACGCCACCATAGAGCTCCCAGGCGCCAAGAAGGGAGACGAGCCAGACACTGAGATGATGATGAAGCTGTCGGATGAAGAGTTGGCCACGCTGTCTCCAGCGCAGCGCCGGCACATTGAGGCATCAAGGGCCTACTGGGAAGACAACGCGAAGACTGGTGGCATGGGGCGTAAGGCATCCATGGGGCTCTTCTACCTGGAGGGCAACATCTACTTAAACATGTTCGTCGACTTCCTCTTTGAGACTCGCAAGGAAGCGGAGATGGGCCCGAAACTGGCCGTCGTAGATACTCTCATCCGCTCGCTGGCGCCCAGGTGGGCCGCTTCCGCTATGTACTACGGGCTCGAGACCAAGCGGGAGGGGGACATCGAGAAGTACCGCGATGCGATGGAGGCGCTCCAGAAGGAGGAGGATCGCATTGAGGCCATCCCAGAGGACGAGCGCACGCAGAAGGACAGGAACAAACTCAAGAGGATCCTCGACCCACAGAGAAGGAAGGATCTCCAGACGAAGTACCTGTCGTTTGCCAAGGATGTGGAGGCGCTCACCAGAGAGGAGTACAGAGCCGAGGCCGTCCTGGGTGCGCTCGATCCGTCCTTGGCCGAAGGTCCGTTGCGGCGGGCGGCGCAACGGACCCTGCACTCGCCCGTCTTTATGGCGGCGTGGCACCGCTTCAACACCGACCCCGACACCAAGAGGAAGGTGAAGGAGCGGGCGGGCATGAAGGCCGTGGGGTTCCAGTTCAAGGGCACCGCTATCGATGGGCTCATCGACCGCGCCACCCGCCAGTTCGGGCGCGGTGCAGCAGACGCCGAGGCAATCCATCGGACGGCCACCCGTGCTGGCGACAGGCCGGTCTCTGAGGGCAGCACGGCTCACGAGTACGCCAAGGAGGTGGGCGAGAAGATCAAGTCCATCACGCAACTCTACCGTGAGATCCTGCTCGAGGAGGCAGAGGGGATGCAGGACCGCTGGGAAGAGATGTTCCTCAGGCTCGAGCTCAAGGCGCAACAGAAGGGTCAAGAGGACGTTCCGTCCGACCTCCTCGAGGCGTCGGTCCCCACCGACCCGTCGAGCCCGGACAGAGAGATACCGCTAGAGGGGTGGGCCATAGACCCAAGGGATACTCGTAAGAAATACAAGAAGCCGGAACACTACTATGACCCCCCCTTCTAATGGCAAAGGCCGCCGCAACAGGGTACAACCGTTAAATCAGAGGAGTGACACATGAGCAGTTCACATCAGCCCATATACTGGGACAGCCTGGGGCAGTCCATGGTGGGCTTAACCGCATACAGGATCGACCTGCCGCCCGGCACTACGAGTTGGGTGATCGCAAACGCCGAGAGCGGCGCTACAGATCACATGTTCATCGCCGCCACCGCAGCGAACATTGCCGACGCGACCAACCGGCTCTACCTCGCCCCCGCCTCCACCCTTAGTGGGGTGGGCCAGACGCTGTACGTCCTCAACGGGACAGGCGGCGCCCTTGTCTCCAAGGTCACCTGGCACCGGCCCGGTCGCCAGCCAACCAACGATGCCGGCACCGCGACGTTCACCGCGATCTAATGGACGGCACCATCCCAGACGCACTGGCGAGCTACGCCGAGTCGTGGCTGGGGGTTAAGGAGAGGACCACCAACCGTGGCCCCGAGGTGGACTTCTTCGTCCGCATCGCAGGTGGCAGGCCCACCGCGAAGCCCCCGTGGTGCGCGTACTTCGTCACCTTCTGTTGTGATGCGCTGCGTCGTATTGGTCTGGACCTTCACGATGTCAGGACGGGGCGAGCCGTGAACCACTGGCTCAATGCTGACGAGTCCAGGCGCATCGCTCGAGACGATATCTGGGACATCGAGGATCCCCGTGGCCTCATCTACGTCCGCACGCGCACGTCGAAGCCAGCGACTGACGCCGACAAGGTGCGCCGTGGCATCTCGCGCACGGGCCATGTGGGGCTCATCGTGGACCGCGATGGGGACACCTTGATCGGGGTGGCCGGGAACAGTTCCTCATCGGGCCATTCTGCCGGTGGCGGCGCTGTATGCCATGAAACAATCAAGAAGGGAGACAGGGCATACGAGCGTATCGTAGGGTTCGTCTCCGTGGTCGATCTACCGGAGGAGATATGAGTCGACGATTCCTGAGCGCCGTGTGCGTGATTCTGATGCTGACCCTTGCCGGGTGCGGCTCTACCTACACACTGAAGAAGGGCGGCTGGTCTATCCAGAAGGATGCCGAGAAGGGCACCTGCCTAACAGTCCACGGTGATGGCGACCCAGAGGTGGTGGTCGTGTGCATCTTGGCCGCAGACCCGGTTAAGTTGCCCAAGTCCGTGCTCGAGGCCAGTTGCCCCGAGTGCCCCGCCGAGTGCCCCAGTAGTGCCCCAGCGAGCAGTGGGGCGAATGATGCGGGTGCCCCGGCAGCGCCCCAGGGCGCAGAGGAGAAGGCTGATGGCGCTGACTGATGGAGAGAAGGACGCGCTCGGCTGGGCTCTCCTGGTCCCTGGTTTCCTCCACATGATTGGGGAGTTGACCGGAGAGGAGGGGTTCAGCGAGGCAGGCGACAAGCTGGCTAACGTCCCGGTCGACAAGATTGCCGAGGTGATGGGCGCGCTCAGGACCGACTACGCCAACATCGAGACGGGCTCCATGGAGATTGGTGAAGGCGTCGAGGTCGAGGTGGTCGACGGATGATGCTCGCAGATGTCGCTGCTGGGTCGCAGGGGGCGTTCAACAACGCCATCTGGCAATACCCAGTGGCGGCGCTGCTGTTGTTGGTTGTCGGCATGTTCCTGCGGCACCTCGCCAAGAGTGAGGAGCGCAACCAGGAGGACCGCCGTCAGATCCAGGACTCCTTCAACGACACGCTCAGGGGGAATCAGGAGGAGATGAGCGGTGCGCTCGACCGGATAGGCGACAGGCACCAATCCATCAGCGAGTCCTTCAACCGCACCATGAGCGAGGCCACCGCGCATCACACGACGATGCAGGCGCAGATCATAGACGCGCTTGCCTCGGTGAAGAAGGAGTGAGGCACGAGGACCGCATCCGGCAACTGCTGGGGCAGAAGCCTGACGTGGGTGCCGATGAGTTCGACAGTGGCTGCCTTCCGGCTGCGCTCTACCTGTTCGCCGTCCTCTTCCTCGGCGTTGTGGTCGATCTCTGCTCCATCAAATAGAAAGGCCCC